TTGTAAGAATCTTGCTTGGTTTAAAGTATAAGGATCTTCTAATAATAAGTTTTCTAATACTTCAGTATCATAATCAGGAATATTAGGATTTTCTAATGACATTAATTGCTCATTTATTTCTAGTTGTTTTCTAAATAAATAAACATTACCATAAATTCCATTTTCTTCATGCTTATCATGTCCTTTTTGAATAATTTCTTGTAAAGTTACTTTTCTATCTCCTGTGATTTCAGGAAATAACTTGTATAATTTTTTAGGACCTAATCCTTTTACTCCAGGTAAATTATCAGAACTATCACCCATTAGTACTTTATAGTTAATAAAGTTTTGAGGCCATAACCCATACTCATCAAATACTTCTTTAGGTCCATAGAATTTCTTCTTAATTGGAGAATATACTTGCACAGTATCACTACACAATTGTAAGAAATCTTGATCGGCTGACATTATAATGGAGGAATCAAATCTAGGGGCTAAATAACCAATTAAGTCATCTGCTTCTAATTTATCTCTAGTTATAATACTAATTGGTAATGTTTTTAAATAATCAATTAATCTTAACATTTGTTGGGATAATGAAGCAGATTCTTCTTCTAAATTATCAAATGAAGACCAATTTGTTACTCTTTTTAATTTACGATTACCTTTATAATCAGCGTACAAATGTTTTCTATTTGTAGTATTTCCTTCACCATCAAAAACACAAATTACTCTAGTAGGTTGTACTAAATTAACTACATAAGCTAATGATCTTAAAAACCCAATCATACCCCCAACGTGTGTTCCTTGTGTGTTTGTGCTGTTTATAACAGCGAATGATCTTAGGAAAGTATTCATACTATCCACCAATAAGACCCTACTATTTAAATGTAGGGCCTCACTTTGTGAATCTTCTTTTATGTTGTTTAAAAGATCTTTATAATCCATAATTAAATTTCAGATGTGTCCACTCCTAAGAAATCAAGGTTTTCTTCTTCAACGATATCAAAATCATCGCTTCCTAAGATACTAGCCCAATTTTTAGAGTGTTCTTTTTTATATTTGTTTATCTCATTAGGTGAATTCTTAATAAACCCGTGAGCAGTACTTACAATAGTACCTTTGGCTGTTACACCTGTTACGTGATTTTTATCACAAGATACTTTTGTTTTAAGAGCAAATTCAATTTCTTTACCGTTTTTAGTAGCTTTTACTTTTTGAGTACCAGGACTAGTTACGTTACCAAAGGTAATAATGAATGAGGCATCAAAAAACATACTATCGCCACCTTTATTCCTGAGTTTTGGCTGAGCCATTGGCATAAGTGCTGGTTCTACCCATACTTTGTTTACACAAAGCATTGTGTTAGTGTATGTTTGAGATTCTTTACGAGACATAATCAATCTTTGATTGATAAAGTTAGCAAATTGTTGAGACATAGCACCTGCATTCCACATTGGTGAATTAGTATTCTTATCTATAGACATCTGACATGGAATAGATCCAATTGAATCCCATAAGAATAATAAATCATATGGTAAATTACCTTTCTTTTGTTCGTCTAATAAATCAGCAATAAATGCAGCTACATCTTCAATAGATTGTAATGATTCTCTATCTGCATAAATAAAGAAACCTTTATAGTCTTTATTTCCATTTTCATCAACTGTTTCCCCTAAATCAAATCCCATTGCAGACCAATGCTCCCAACTGTGTTTCATCTCAGTGATGATAATAATAGGTAGTACATTAGTTTTTTGTGCTTCGATTGCAGCCTCAATTAATAATGTAGTTTTACCTGTATTACTGTGACCTCTAACTAAAGTAATATGTCCTTTAGGAATACCAGGCATTTCTAACATTTCAGAAACGGGTTCAGTAAATTTAATCCACGCTTGTGGTTTAAAATTAGATGAACTTTGTCCTAGATTTTTACCTTTTTTGAACTTATCAAGTGAGAAAGTCCCAGTAACTGCCTTTCCGATATTACCGGAAAGGCTTTCTGTTTTTTTACCGGCCATAAATTAATTAATTATCACCAAATAAGTCATCAAACTCATCAGCGGTTGGGATTTCTTTTTTAGCTGGGAATGCTTTATTCGCAGTTGGTTTTTTAGTATCTAATTCAAATTTAGATGCTGATGGTGTTGGTGGTTCAAAATCCGTAGCAGGACCATCCATTATACCACCTTCTTCTTTAGCTTCTTCTTCTGGGTTTAACCATTCAGCTAAGAATTGTTTAATTTCTTCAAAAGTATAACGTTTTGAGAATGAAGTTGGATCTGGTTGTGTTTCTAACCATTTATTTAATTCATCATTATCATTACATAATGGTGTAGTTTTTAAAGCAGGCATAATACGAGATTTATTGTACTCAGTTCCTGTAGTTTCAGGTCCTACTGTTTCAATTTTCATATCTCTACCTTCCATAATATCGGTAAAATCTCCGATATCTTCATCAGCAGCTAATGATAGTAATGATTGATAAATTTCCTTACCAAATTCCCATAAACGTACTCCTTTGTCTTCTTCACCTCTAACAATAACAGGGGCAAAAACTCTCATTTTTGGTTCAAGTTTTTTAGCTAGTTTCCAGTTTTCAGGTTCTTTAGTTTTACGAAGTTCTTTAGAAAATTCGATGATTGGGTCTTTTTCACCAAAGTTTGAAGGTGAAATAATTGTTCTTTTTCCGATTCCATAATGGAAATATAATTCTCTAAATGGATTTTCGGGGTTGTACTTTGAAGGAACAAACCTTACTAAGGCTTTTCCAACTGTGGGTTTCCAAAAGCTTAATGCTCTTTCATTGTTTTTCATGCCACCTCCTTTGGGTGCGGATAGGGCATTCAACTTGTTTTGAATCAAGTCTAAATTCATAACTTTTTAAATTTAAATGTTAAAACTAATTTATGTGATCGTAAATATAATAAAAATAATTCAGGCAGCCAAATATTTTTACAAAGTAATTATCTTGTAAATTTTTGTATCTAATCTTCTTAACTCACCTGCGTGTGTCAATAATATGCAATTTTTATAATCAATCCAATTGATTGTGAATGAAGTATCCAATACTCCTCCATTTAATGATTTAATTAAATCGTTCAAGGCATTTATAGTATAAAGGGTATTTGATTCCTTTTTTCTGTGTAGTAAAATTGTATTGCCCAATAAACCATTAGTCATGTTGTTATGATCTATGTTATAGGTACAAACGTATTCCTCCGTAGAGGCAACGTATAGGACAAATATCTTATTAAATAGGATTTTGTATTGGGATTGTATAAGGGATAAAGTACTTTCCAAGTCATTTTTACTTGAAAACGTACAAAATAATTTGTTCATGTCTTTTAAATCTGGGTAGGTGACATCTATGTCATACTGGAAATAAATATATGAAGGGTCTATAGCCTGTGTATTAATCATAACTTTTATTTATACTTTACTTAAATTATTGTAATCTGTTCCGTAACTCGCATTTACTTTAAATCCGAATTCATTTTCTAGTAAATTCTTTATTTCTTTTAATACCTCCTTCCCATCTTCTCTGCTATAATCCACTAAAATCGAATCATACGTGTATAATATAATATTACTTTGTTTACCTTCCAAGTACCTCAACACATTTCTTATAGATATTGTGTTATAAAAAGTCTCCCCTGATTGTATAATATAATTTAATAGTTTTTGAGGTGTAACGTTTTCAATACCCTGCGCAAACAATTTTCTCCCCCCAACCAACTCTATATATCCCAGGGAATTAAAATCTTGATATATTTTATCTGTATATTCTTTCACTTTAGCAAAAAATGGTATATCTTTGTATTGCTCAAACACTCCTCCATATAGTTGTTTGAATGTTAATTCTTTAGATGTTTGATATTGCTCTGCTGTTAGTTCCTCCGTTTTAAAATACATTTTTCCCAAGTGAGTGTGAACAGAGGCCTCATTAAATTCATATCCAATTAATTTTGCTAAAATACGTGGATGGTACGAATCATAATCAAATTCAAATAAAACATCGTTTTGAGGTACAAAAGCAGCTCTTTGACCGTTGTTTTTACTTAAAGCCGCAAAGTTAATCCCATTGAATGAATTTGTAGGTCTTGAGGTAAAATTATACAAGTTATATTGAGTATAAATTTTATCATCTTTTA